AAGCGGAGTTTCCCATAAGGGATTACCTTGTTCCAACCCTTTTGGAATTATGCATCAAGGATATAACAGGAGCTGCTTATAAACCAAAGGAGGATACAAACAACGCAAAGGATGACTTAGCGGATATAGCATCCTTCATAAGGCGGAATGTCAAGAGCAGTCTACAACAACAGATAGAATCATGAAACAAGGGTGGCAATGGAAGAAGAAAAGGATGATAAGACTTTCAAGGATTTCAAGAACAAGACTCTCCATAGGGGAATTAAAAGGAATTTCAAGGCAACCAACTCATTTGGTTCCTATGACATATACAAGCACATTAGGAAGAACAAATGGTATGACATAGGGAGACCCCTTACTGAGCATGAGTTCTACCTCATAATAAGAACAGTGAACAAGCTCCTTGCGCAGGAACTCCTTGAAGGACAAACAGTGACATTCCCTTATAAGATGGGAAGCCTTGAGCTGAGAAAGTCAGGTTGTAGCGCAAGCATGAAGAACAACAAGCTGAAAGTCACTTATCCTATAAATTGGGATGCCACACTTAAACTATGGTATGAAGACAAGGAGTCAAGGGACTTGAAGATACTCATAAGGCATGATGACAAGACTGTTTATAAGGTAGTGTATGTAAAGACAAGGGCATATTATGCCAATAAGAGGTTTTACCAGTTTTCCTTAAACAGGGGCATAAAGAAAGCCATCAGTGAGAAGATTAAGTCAGGGGAACTTGACACCCTGTATGATAAATATTAGAAAGACATGATAAAGGAAATACAATATACGAGCATAAGGAGGGTGATGGACAACCTCATGGACCATCCAATGCTAAGGAATCTCACCTTGGAGCAAGTAGTGAGATATACCCTGAGATTCATAGGTCTTCATGGGTATCCCAAGATGTATAAGGACAAGTCAGCGGTCTTGCCTATCAAGGATTTTAGGGGCATGCTTCCTTGTGACCTTGAGAGCATAATACAGGTGAAGGACATGAGGAGTGGCTTGCATCTGAGAAGCATGACTGATACTGACATAGAGTCCAAAGGCAACATTGATGAGTGTGATAAGTGCATGCCACCAAAGGAGAAAGAACTGTATATTCCCAAGCCACATATACATGGAGAGCCAACTTTCAAGACCCAAGGAAGGGTGATATACACTTCATTTCCAGATGGAGAGATAGAGGTTAAGTACAGGGCAATGCCAGTGGATGATGAAGGTTTCCCATTGCTTATAGACAATGAGAATTACCTTGCTGCATTAGAGGCATTCATCAAGGTACAGATATTCACCATAAAGTATGACACTGGTGAGATAAACGCAGGTATATTACAGAATGCCCAACAGGATTATGCTTGGAGGGCAGGAGAACTCCAGGATGAATTTACAGTACCAAGCATGAGTGAGATGGAAACCTATACAAGGATATACAATACCGCCCTCATGAGCATGAGACACTTTGACAGTGGCTTCAAGAGGCTTGGTGAAAGGGAGTATATCAGGAGACATTAAAGAATAGACCATGAAGAAGGAACAGTCTTTTAGCATAAAGGGGATGACGAGGGACATAAGCAGGTCAAAGGGAGGTTCTGACTATGCTTATGAGATAAGGAACATGAGAATTACTGCCCAAGAGGGAGAAACCTTGCTTACCCTTGTCAATGAGAAAGGAAACAAGCAATATCTATTATCCATAAATGACAATGACAATATTACCAATAGCCTTAGGGGAAACATTGTTGGTGCTTATGTGCTAAACAAGTACCTGATAGTATTCACCCATGCCAATGACAAGGATTACATATACAGGCTTGAAGATACCAGCACCAGCTCAAACTTGCTCCTTTCAGGTAATGTGTTGTATGGTAAGGACTTAGGTTTCACTGATGGTATGAGGCTTGAGATACTTGGCATTGTGGAGAGTGAGAACATACAAAAAGTGTATTGGCTTGATGGGATACATCAACCAAGGTTCATCATTGTCTCAGGTAATCCTGATGAGCTGAAAAGCAGAAGGAAAAGGTATGAGGCAATGAATACTCCCTTTGACTTTGTTCCAGTAATGGGCAACAAGGAAAAGGTGACTATAACCAAGAAGCCTTATGGCGGTTATTTTCCAGAAGGAACCATACAGTATGCCTTCAGCTATTATAACCTTCATGGTCAACAGAGCAATATCTTCTATATTTCCCCCTTGTATTATATCTCTTTGGCTGATAGGGGCATGGCACCTGACAAAAGTGCATATAACAGCTTTGACATAAGCATAGAAAACGCTGATACCTCCTTTGATTACATAAGGATATACAGCATACACAGGTCAGCCTATGATGGTACTCCATCATGCAAGGTAGTGGCAGACTTAAAGATAAACAAGTAATGGAAGACAATATGAGTAATATGAAGGCAATAGACCTTGGACTAAGTGTGAAATGGGCAAGCCAGAACCTTGGAGCTGCAAGTGAGACAGACTGTGGTTCTTACTTCTCTTGGGGTAGCATAGAACCTGATACCAACTTCATCCTAAGCAAGTATAAATGGTATGATGCCACCACAGGCACATATAATATCCCAAGTACCAATATATCAGGTACCCAATATGACGCTGCCACCTCATTATTGGGGAAGAATTGGAGGATGCCCACTGAGGATGAAATGAATGAGCTTGTGAGCAAGTGTACATGGGCTAAGGCAGGTAATGGCTTTAAGGTGAAGGGCACCAATGGCAATGCTATATTCCTGCCATTCACAGGATTCTATTCAGAAGATTCATTGGTTGATGACAATAGATGTTATTATTGGAGTGGTTCCTATAATACCCTTCCTGTGCATGAGGAAGATTATTGGGCATATTTCCTTACCAACTATACAAGTAACGGCACTTCCAGTCCAACGGTGATAAGCAGGTACATATATAATGGCTTGTGCATTCGTCCTGTGTATGACGAGAACTATACCCCAGCTCCTACTCCTGACACCCCATCAGACAATAAATACGCAGTAGATTTAGGTCTCAGTGTGAAATGGGCCAAGTGGAACATAGGGGCATCCTCTGATGGAGACTATGGAAATTATATCGCATGGGGAGACCCCACAGGCAAGAATGCCTCATTCATAAGCAGTGATTACCCTAATGACTATAATGACATATCAGGCACCAAGTATGATACAGCCACATCCTTATGGGGAAAAGACTGGAGAATGCCTACCCCTGCTGAATGGAAGGAACTTGATAGCCTTACCAAGGAACTTGTCACCCTTGATAATGGAGTAAAGGCATTTAAGGTAATGGCATCCAATGGTAACTACATATATCTCCCAAGGGGAGGTTACAAGACAAGCAAGGGCCTACAAGAGCAAAATGTGAGTGCTGACTATTGGACTTCCGAGAATACATCACAAACATTTGCCAAAGGCGTGATGATAGGCAAGGTAAGCAGCACCTTTGAGCCAGAAGACCAAAAGGGTTGGCATATGCTTGTAAGGGCAGTGTGCGCCAAGGATGTTAATCCAACTATCCCAACAACCCCAAGTACCCCTGATACTCCTGATAAGCCAGATACTCCAGACCAGCCGAGTAATCCTGATACTCCGAGCACTCCAGATAACCCGACTGTATCATCAGGAGTATTAAGTTTCACAGACACTAATGACACTGGATATAGTGTGGACTCAAATGTAATACTGTATGCTGGTGGCCAGGAGGTCATTCCCCAAACAATGGCACAAAAGGACAATACGTTGTTCTTGGGAAACTATAAGGAAAGTAATAAGGTGTTCAGCCAGGACATCCTTGACTTTATCAAGGACAACAGTGTCACTAAGTTTACCTGTGATTTTTCCCCTGCCATAAGCAAGGGAGAAACAGGAAGCCTTTACATGTATGATAACCAGTTGGGTAAAAGCAGTTATGACATAGCTTCCTTTAAGGGAGGTGAGGTTTACAGGTTTGGACTTGTGTTTCAGAATAATAGAGGAGAATGGTCAGACGTGGTTTATGTTGGAGATTATCAAAATGACCTATACCCAGAAGATTCTGGAACATCTTTCAAGGCTTCCAAGGCAAGGATAACCATTAACTCATCAGCAGTGGCAAAGCTATATGACATGGGTTACAGGAAGGCAAAGGCAGTGGTTGTGTACCCTTCAATAAACAATAGGCTTACAATATGCCAAGGAGTGCTATGCCCGACGGTATATAACATAAATAGCAGGAAGTCAAACTCACCTTATGCCATGAGTTCATGGTTCTTCAGGGAGATGCATACAAATATGTCAATAAATAACGTAGGAACCCAGAACAAGCATAACTACAATATCTATAATGACATAAATGACTATATACCCATCAAGGACAGGGTATACTCCTCAGATAACTTCTTTAGTGAGAATGGCCTGGCCAAGAGTGGTGTAAGCCAATTCAGGGCAGAGATTAGTTGTGCTGACATAAACAACTATTATTCCTATAACTCAGATGACCCACAGAATATGTATGTGGATTGGAACATAGTCACCATGAATACCCCTGAAGTAGACTTCTCATTAGAGGGCTCTTCAAGCAGTATACCTACTGAGAACCTCAAGTTAAGGATTATAGGCATCATACCATTGACAAGCAATGCCAGTGACATATATGTGAATACAAGTACCCAACCATTGAAGGTAGCGTCATTCACTGGACTGCATAATACCAATGCCAACCATAGCAACATAAACACTGATGCAGGAACACCAAGGCTAACAAAGTTTGACTGGTATGATTATGATTACCATCAAGAAACCACAGACAAAAAGAGGACTGATTGGAATATAGACAAGCAAGTGTTTGAGACATCAGATGATTACGACCTTAATAGGAATCAGACATTTCAAGAGGCGTTTAAGCAAGACATAACAGGTGTAAAAGTATATAAAGACCATAAGGTATACCCACTGTATCCTTGGCAAGGGGCAAAGTCACTTGTAGGGCAATACAAGGCAAAGGATGACAATGGCATGATATACAGTGCCCTCAGGAAGAAGGTAATATCAAACATAAGAACATCGGCATTCACCTATTACTTCCCAGACAAGGCATTGAGCTATGACATAGGCAATGTTGGATTATACAATGGTGATATTCCACTAACAAAGTTGAGTAGTGATGTCAATGATGTAGACCATGCAGGGCAATTCAATTACTACGGGGAAGTGGACACCATTCTTTCCCCAAGGGATTATTACCAAACTTATCATGGCTTATTGATAGATTACAGTACCAAGAGTTATAACTTAGGTTCCTTGGAGGAAGTAAGTGAGATACTTCCCATAGGCAAGACAAATGACCCCATAAGGATGAAATACAAGTCATCCCCACACTTGGCTTGCCACTTGAACTATACTAAGGATGGCAAGCAGGAGTTGCTTCCTAAATTCAATCTAAGGAGCTTTGTCTTTGGAGACCAAGGTAATGGTGACGCAAAGGTAAGCGCAACTACATTCTCAGGAGAATATTATGTTCCTGGTTGGAGTGACAGGGTATTGGACAAGACAAGCAATAACCCACTTATAGTAAAGGTATCATCATTGCATCAAAATACCATAGACCTGTCTTATCCATCATTTCCACTTTTCAATAGCATGGATTACATGACTTCAGGCTTTATGTACATAGGAGAGTTTTACAAAGAAGCCCCTTCTGACCTTTCAACACTGTTTGGTGGAAAGACCCCAATGGCCCTTGAAAAGAACCAATGGCATACGGCAGGGCCTACAATGTCACTGGAAAAAGGCAGCCCATGTACTGTCAAGTGCTTGCAGGGAGACACTTATTATCAGAGATATGACAGCTTGAAGACTTATCCTTACACTGATGAAGACCCTAATCAGATAGTGGAAATACTATCCTTCATGTGCGAGACAAGAATGAACATTGATGGAAGATATGACAGCAACAGGGGATTATACAGTAACCTGTACATGAACAATGTCAATTTCAACTTGTTCAATCCTGCCTATACCCAACAGGATAACTTCTTCAACTATTATTTCCTTGACCCAGAAAGGAATGATACAGATACCTATCCCAATGATTTCATTTGGACAAAGACCAAGACAATGGGTGAGGAGATAGACACATGGAGCAACATAAACTCAGTGTCATCATACAGTCTTGATGGAGACAAGGGCAACCTTAATTCCATTGTTAACTACAATGACAGCCTGTTGACCTTCCAAGACACTGGGATAGCCAGGATAATGTATAATGACAGGGTACAGGTATCAGCAAGTGATGGTGTGCCAATTGAGTTGGCAAACAGTCAAAAAGTATCAGGAAAGCAATACCTGAGCAATACCATAGGGTGCAGCAACAAGAATACCATACAGATAACATCAAATGGAGTTTATTTCATGGACAGTAACAGTAAGGACTTATACCTGTTTGGAAATGGTATGAACTCACTTACAAAGGCAAAAGGCTTCAATAATTACCTGTATGACAAGGATATTTCCAAGTATAAGACATTCTATGACAAGAAGCTAAAGGATGTTTACTTCATTGACGACACTGAATGCCTTGACTTCAATGAGCAGCTTAATGAGTTTGAGGGATTCTATGATTATGAGGGAACAGATTACATGTTTAATTACAATGATTCCTTCATAGGTATCAAGGGCAATACCATTTGGAAGCAGTATGCTGGGGATTATAATATGTTCTATGGCAGTTATAAACCATTCTGGCTTACCTTCATAAGTAATGATGGAAATGTGGACAAGACCTTTAATACCGTGGAATTTGAGGCAGACAGTTGGGATAAGGACAATAACATAATGAGTGATACCTTTGACCATTTATCTGTATGGGATGAATATCAGGTGGGTGAGTGTAGCCTCAGGAGTCTCAACATGAACAATCACTACCACTTCTCAAACTTAAAGAGAAAGTTCAGGATATGGAGAGCCAATATCCCAAGGGAAGTTAAGTTGAAAGACATCACATTTCCTGATGCCCTGTCAAGGATGCAAAGAGGAGACATAAGCACTGATACAGGAAAGGTGCTTAACATGGTAGAGGGATTGAACAGGATAAGGAATACTTGGGCCTATATCAGACTCAAGAAGAACAATGAGAACACAGATAAGACAATCCTTCATGGGTTGAAGGTAAGTTACCTTTATTGAAGCAAGTAAAATCATATTATAAACAATTAAAGACAATATTGACATGAAAGGAAAATTAAGGACACTTATGTCAAGGGAACTTGTTGGTGACAGCAGTAACCAGGCAGTATATCCAATTACCTCGGTATTGGGTGTAATTGATGAGAACAACAATGACTTGAAGACAGTCATAGAGAACCTCAAGAAGGCCATTGATGGAAAGGCAGACAGCTCTGGTGTTTCCAAGACAGACCTTATGCCAGTAATCATAAGCCAGCAGTCAGTAAGTAAGCCTTCTGCCCCTACAGGTGGAAGTTATGACAAGGACACTAAAACCTTGACAGTCCCAAGAGGTTGGACAGAGGGAGGCGCAATAGGAAGCAATACTTATCTCAGTACTGGTATAGTGGATTTAAGCACAAGTAAGATTACTTGGTCAGAGCCTTATAACAGCAGCGTGGCTAAAGGAGATAAGGGTGATAAAGGAGACAAAGGAGACAAAGGTGATAAGGGAGATAAAGGAGACCCTGGAACAGGTGGCTCTGTTATTACTGAGGAAGTGGTAATGCTATTCGCTTATATCCATTCTGAGAGCAAGCCCTCAAAACCCACAGGAGCAAGCTATGACTCAAGTACTAAGAAACTTACCCTTACAGGAGGTTGGCAGGACTCAGTGTCAGGATTGGAAAAGCCGATATACCTTAGCATAGGCACATGGCGCAGTAAAGATAACAGTATAACATGGCAAGACCCCTTCTTGGTGTTTGGTGATACAAATGATTTGCCTTTTGAGGATGTACCACAGTCAAACTATGCCATTACCTTTTGTTATACACAATCAAGTGCAAGTAAAATACCTGATGCCCCTGAAGGTGGAACCTATAATTTCAGCTCTGGTAAACTTGAGGAAGCTCCAAGTGGATGGTACAAGGATAAAAGTAGCTTAACTCCTCCTTATTATATGTCCATAGGCTATGTAGAGAAAGACAAAGAAGGAAACGTGACTATAGATTGGGGTACCCCTATACTTTTGATAAGCGAGGATAGCCTTAGCCAGGGCAGCACGCCAGGCACAGATAACCTTGTGCAATCTTACGTGATATTGGCATACAAGAATAGTGATACCCAGCCTTCTGCCCCATCAGCCTCAGAGGGAAGTGTGGATTTCAGTAAAGACCCTTATGTAGTGACTACTCCATCTGAATGGTCACTGGATGATAACAGCATAACAGTAGATGATAATACATGGGTTACTATCAAGGCATTCTATTATAAGGACGCTGACAAGAATGGCACCAATGACTATGAGGCAAGCAACAACACAAGGGAATGGTCTACTCCTGTGAGAAACAGTGAAGCCAAGATTTCATTGTCAAAGGCCGAGCTTAACCTTATAGTAGGCAAGATGAGCGTGACAGCCAATGACTTGAAGATGGCGGTAAATAACTGGACGTTGGAAGGTAATAACTTGACCACAATAGCACAGGAGATTGTTACCAAAACCGACATTTCCACAACAGTGGCTGGTAAAGTACAGTTTCAGGCAGATGATTATGAGACTATTGCCAATAAGGTTGTTACTGTGACACAGTTCAAAGATGATGTTATTAAAAGTGCCTCAGGAAAAGTGGTGGCAGAGTTCAAGGCAGATAAAGATGGCTTAATGTCAGCGACAGCCAAGAGTATTATAGCTACCGCAATACAGGACAAGGATAATGAAAATGGCATGATAGGTCTTGTGGTGAAGGGTACCTCTGGTGAAGTACTATCACAAATACTGACAGGCAAAGATACCACCACAGGTGAGAGTTACATTAAGATGATAGCCGATAACATAGACCTTACCTCCCAAGAGTTCAAGTCAACAGTGACTGATTCCATCAAGGGTAATTTCTCACAGCTCATACAACAGGATGATGTATTGTCAACTATTGTAGGCAGTATCAATGATGATGGCACAGGTACAGGACTTATAAGCCAGATTAAGCAAACTCCAAGTATGATTCAAGCCATTGCAAATACTGTTGACATAGTAGGAACACTGAATACACAAGATATTTATGTTGGCAAGGGGAAAGGTTTTTTTAAGGCAGATGGTAGTGGCTATTTGGCTAATCATAAGTTTACTTGGGATGCAAACGGCAATGTAGAGATAGGCAATAGTAGCGGTGATAGCCCTGCAAACCAATTTAATACAAATGGTTCTGGTTATGTTGCCAAGGGAAACTTTATGTGGGATACAGAAGGAAATATAGGAATTGGTAGTGATGACCCTGTTGATGCACCAATTAATTTTTATAAAGATGGAAGTGGCCATGTAGCTAATTATAATATTATTTGGGATAAGGATGGAAATGTAACAATGAAAGGAAAACAGCAACAAGGCTTTAATATTATAACCATGACAACCAGTAATTATGGTGCAGATGGCAGTATTACGATAAATGCCAATGACCCTTATACCATGTATATTGTGAAAAATCAAGTTGGTGTTTCGGGAATGGTAGGAATAGTCATGTTAACTGGCTATCAGTTAGGGGCTACAGTTAAATTGATAGTTCAAAATGTTAATGCCAACACTCATGTCTTATTGGGCAGTAATGAAAGTAAGAACTTTAAATACATACAAAAAAATGGCAGTAACCTATTTCAATCCGTTGATACTTCCTCTTCAGGTGCAATAAGAGGTATTGCCCTTAATGATGGGTATTACGAGCTTGTAGGAATTGGAGATGATACTTGGATGCTGGTTACTGGTTATGGAGCATAGCCAAGTAGATATTATAGACTATATAGATATTATAGACCTCATAGACTGTATAGACTGTATAGATGCCATGGGGCAGTATAGATAGCCATTAGGAAACTATTATTGTGACAATTAGAAACGTTAATCATCGTTCTTAAAGATAACTTAAGATGATGGTTAACGTTTATTTTTGCATTATAATGTATAACAAGAAACAGTTATGGCAAATCTTTGGAAACAAGGAGTACAAGAGAATAAGGACTTTTGGAAAAACGGTAAATTAACAGATAAGATAGGAGGTATTTCAAGTGCCTTGGGAGCAGCCTCTGGAATCATAGGCAGTTCATTAAGCCTTGCTAAGGGAAACAAGGCTGCCCTTGACAGTGTTAAGCAACAGGCATCTGCCATTAACCAACAAATGGTTGGAAGTGACAGCCTGGATAATATCTATGATACTGCTTTAAGTTATAACCCAATGAGCACTAACCATAAATGGCAGGAGTTTTTCGCCAATGGAGGTTATTTGCATCCTGATTATGATTACCTGGACTATGTTTACTATCCAAACAGTTATGGCGCAGGAGGCAAGATACTCTCCACAGGACTTAGCAATGTGGCCAGTGGAGCATCAGCAGGAATGACAGTAGGAGGCCCCTTAGGAGCTGCCATAGGTGGAGCAGTGGGATTGATAGGCACTGCCTTAGGAGGAATCTTTGGACATAGCAAGGCAAAGAAAATGGCAAGGCAAGCCAATGCGTTATCACAAGAAGCCAATGAGGGAATGCAATACAAGGTTAACAGTGCCATAGATGACAATGCCTATAACACCCTTCAAGGTTATGAGAATGCCCTTCCTTATGCCTATGGAGGTTATCTTGATAATGACATGGGAGCCATTGGTTATGGATTGGCAAATGACTACTTGGCAATAAAGGATAAGCAAGTAAGTAATAAGCAGACACCACTTAGCTATCTTGGCAATAGTTATATAAAGGATAAGCCTATGTCAGTGTTTGATGACAATAACAGTTTTGCCAATGGAGGGGGCATCCATATAAAGAAGAGCCATGAAGGACTGTTTACTGAACAGGCAAAAAAGCATGGAATGAGTGTACAGGAATTTGCAAACCATGTGCTTGCCCATAAGGATGAATATCCTTCTTCCACAGTAAGAAGGGCTAACTTCGCAAAGAACGCAAGTAGCTGGAATAATGGAAAGGCAAGGAGATATGCCCTTGGGGGAGATGTGCAGACAAATGGCGGTGATTTCAGTGATGGACTCACTGAGATAAACACAGGTGGAACACATGAGGAAAATCCTAATGGAGGAGTGCCAATGGGAGTGGCTCCTGACAATAGTCCTAACCTTGTGGAAGAAGGAGAGACCATATATGATGACTATGTATTCTCAAACAGGATAAAGCCAGATGAGGAGACATTGAGTAAGTTTCATATGCCAAAGGACAGCAACTTGACTTATGCAGACCTCAGTAAGAAACTTGAGAAGGAATCAAGGGAAAGGCCAAATGACCCCATAAGCCAAGATGGGCTTAGTGCAATGCTTGGCAAACTTGCCCAAGAGCAGGAAAGACAGAAGGCGGAAGAGGAAGAGGAGGAAGCAAGAGTGGCTTATGAATCACTTTCCCCTGAGGAGAAACAGGCATTCGTTCAAGAGTTGGCAAGGAGGCAGGAGGCACAGGCTCAAGCAGGGCAGCAACAAGTAGGGAATCAAGGTAATGATGACTTATCTGCATCAAATGAAGGTACAGATGAGGTAGATAATCCTCAAGATGAGGCAGATAATGAGCAGCAACAACAGGTGTCTCCTGAACAGCAGCAAGCAATGCAACAGCAAATGGTACAGCAACAAGCAATGGAAGGTCAGCAAGAAGACCATGCCAATGGTGGGGAGTTGCATGAATTTGCCAATGGAGGAAAAAAGCATGTAGGCACTTGGAAGAAAGGCTGGGATGAAGCAAGGGCATGGAAAGCTTATGCCATGCCAGCACTTGATGACTTCATCCTTCAAACTGAAGCCAACCTCAAAGGGGTGAAAGACCCAGTACAGAGACAATTAATATTGCAAGATGCTGCTAATAGGTTCAATGCCATTCAGAAGAGCTATCAGAATGCCTATCAAGCACCAAGTGGTAGTTATGCCATGAATGACAATGTGCTGAAGCATCAACTTGCATGGGATACCGCAGGAGGAAACAAGCAATATTATCCAGGCAAGGGATTTGGCATAGCAGACAGGATAAACCTCCCTAATGGAGCAAACACAAAAGACAGGTATAACACATGGAATGATGGTTTATGGGGGCCTCAAACATCCACGAGAAACTATGGCTCAACACTGTATGGAGACAGTAAACTGTTCAGTCCCTACATTGAGAGGTTCAAGAAGTTAGGCTTAACTTATGCCCCTAACAAGGATTACTCTTATGGTAAGAATGGCAATGAGCTTTACACTTTAAGCCTAATGAGTATCCCTGACATTTTAAAGCCAGTGGGTTCAAACAAGGTTCCAAGTATTACCGTGCCAAATACTGTGAAGACACCCAATATCACCACTGGTAACACCACACCTGAGGATGATGGGTATAAGCAACTTCCCACATGGCCAAGGTATGTAGGGCTGTTTGGCCCAGCGGTAGGCTTGATGATGCAAGGATTGGGAGTGGGAAAGAATCCAGGAAAGGATGCCTATGACAGTGCCCTGAGTGCAATAACCAATACAGGTTATGCTTCTCCTGCACATATAGGGGATTATGTAAGATATAATCCCTTTGACATTTGGCAAGCACAGAACAAGGCAGATACCACAAGATTGGCCACAAATAGGGCAATAATGAATGGCAACATACCAATAGGGGCAAAGATAGCTGGTCTTGTGGCGAATGACAACAACTACTATCAAGGCAATGGGGCACTGCAAAAACAGGCACAGGAATACAATGAGAAGAACATGATGGATGTTGCCAACTTCAATAGGGGCACCAACCAATTCAATGCCCAAGCAGACAACCAATTTGCCCTTGCCAATGCCCAAAAAGACCAATGGAAAGCCCAGGCACTGATGAACTATGCAGCACAAAAGGCAGCTCAAGACCAACAATGGTATAGTGATATGTATGGTAACGTGAATAACCTTTTCAAGGGAATAAGCGACTATGGCAGGGAGAATGTCGCCTTTAACCAGATTAATGGATTGGACTGGTCAGGAGTATTTGGCCCTCATGCGGCTAACCTTGGAGGTACCCCACAAACAAATTGGAGGGGAAAGGCAAAGGGAGGTAAGATTAACAAGAAAAGAAAAGGCTATACCTTTTAATGTTTAATGAATAAGAGAAAACATTATGGCATATACAATAGAAAGCAGCTATAAACCACTCAGCTTCCAAGAGCTTGCCACCCCTTACATGATGTATAAGGATGCCTATGACAAGCAAGAGGCCAACATGGAATCACTGTATGACAAGGCAAATGTATTCAGTGACTTGGATGACCTTCCTGAGGACAGCAAGGCAAGGAAGATATATGACAACTACATGGATACTTTGAACAAGGCAAACCAAGACTTTGCCGCCAATGGCCTTACAATGAATAACAGGGGACTGTTTAACAACATAAGGAAGAGATACCAAGGAGAAATAGGAAAGCTTGAACAGGCAAAGACCAAACTTGACGACATAAACAAGTTGAGGATGTCGCAGAGCATGCAAGACCCCTCAATGATATACAGCCAGGACAATATAAGCATTGATGATATGTTGGGTAAGACCAAGCCTAATATGTTTGGCATCAGCGGTAGGTATCTCTATGACCTTGGAAGCAAGGCAGGAGCCACTTCAAGCTCAAGGATATGGAGTGATGTTGACATAAAGAATACTGCCAATAAATATTATCTATTGGCAAGCCAGAGTAATGGTTACACCCCAGAGATGCTTGCCAAGATGAGGGAAGACTTCATGGCCATTCCAGAGTTCAGGAAAGAAGTGGAGAATGCCATGCAAGCCAATGGAGTTACGAAGAATCTCTCAGGAGACAAGTATAACCAAGCAGCTCTCAACTTTGTGAATGGTTTTGTGGACAGCTGCACATACAAGAGGAATGATAACCTGCAACAGAATCCAGGAGTGCTTAATGCAGCCCAGGAAGAGAGCAAGAGAGAGTTTGAGGCAACCAAGGCCATGCAACAACAACAATTTGATGCCAAGGCCCAAATGGAAGGTTTTGTAAAGCAAAAGGATGGAACCTATAAATATGACATGACCCAAGACCCTTCAATGCAGAAAGCCGTGCAAGTAGCACAGATTAAGGCAGCTGCTAAAGGAGGAAATAATGGAAGCAGTACCAAGACCACTGCCAGTAAGGGAAACAGTGCAGCAAGGGTAAGTCAAAACCCAGATATAGTTCACATAAAATACAGGAAGAAGGACAACACTTATTCCACTGACGTACTTAATAATGATGGCACCAATAATGGAGACCTTGGTACATTGGTGGAATATGGCAAGATACCAAAGACATTAAGAGCCATAATAAACAGGACTGTCTTAAAGGGTGGAGACCCATCACTGTATGACTATTACCTTAATGAGGATGGTGATGAGGTATGGACTAAGCCAAGGGACATCAAGGTTTATAATAACACCAGGCAAGAAAGTGGTGCCACCAGTCAGCATGCCAGTACCAGCAGTTTGGATAATGAATATTAATCAGTTGAGAATATGCCAATAAGAACAGGATTAGAGGGTTTAAGAAGTTTCAGTCAATTGTCAGCTCCTGAGAAGGATGCCTTCCTGAGGAGTCATGCCGCCAAACTTCAACCCTATAAGAACACGGCCTTATATGATGAGGCTGTCAATAAGCTATACAATAATTACAGGTATGTAAAGACATTCGGCTTGAATGACTTTCAAAAACATCCTGATTATGCTGAGAGGAATAACCTTTACAAGGCACGCTTAATAGGCAAGGCATTCAAGGAGAACTTCTCCAAAGACCAAAACTATAATGAACTGGAGAATGGTCTTGACATGCAGGGCAAGTGGGACTTACTGAGGAACAAGGACTATCTTACCTCAGGGGAGATAAGCAACACCCTCAAGAGAAATGCCCAGGAAGTGAAGAGTGAAAGTGACCAAAAGAGGAAAAGCCTGTGGTCATCTTTCTCATTCAATAATGTAGGCAATGCCAATGCCTTTGAGCTGTACAACCAAAACAGGAAAGCTGATACTGCTTCCAACTATGAGAACATGACCTCCAAGAACAAGTCAATACTTGAGAAGTTATATTCCCAGACACAGAAAAGAAGGGAGGGCAATGTCAGTGGAATGAGTGATGACATATATGGCAGGATGTTACAATTGGATGCAGATGGTAAAGTAAGTCTCAAGCAGAACTTTGATGCCTTTAACAAAATAGCTTCACAGTATTCCCCTTATTATGCACAGTTCAAGGACAGCAAATGGCTGAAGGATTACAGTAATACTGACAAGTTGAAAGACTATGCGAGGTTCCTTGCCTTGTCACAAAAATATGGTGATGGAGTGGCAATTACTTACCTTGACAGGAGTATGCAGAACAGGGTGGCCAAAGCCCAAGATTGGCATTGGACAGGAAACACCTTGATGGGAGTGGCCACCACTGCCATTTCAGACTTGGGAGGTCAAGTGGCAATGATTAGGAATGCCAAGAATATGCTTGACCCCACAAGGATGGGTATCATCAATGCTGGTCTTAATCCAGATGACCCAATATATGCCGCTGACAATAAGACCATCATAGGTTACAAGCCAAATAACAATATTTGGTCTAACCCAGCCTATTGGAATGACATGTACATGTATAACACCTTTGACCCCAAGGAGATGGAGCTTATCAAGCAAAGAGGAGGAGTGTCAAAGAACATAAACGTAAGGGAGTATGGTTGGAACCCCAATGAGCATTTCATATCATGGGACACCGCTTATGAGGGGTTAAAGCAAGGAGGTCATGTCATAGCCGCATTGCTTGAATCAGGAGCAGGAGGAGTTGCAGGTAAGGCCATAGGAGCTGTTGGAAAGGCCATGGGTTCAGGTGTAATGAAAGCAGCAGGAGCACTGAATGCAAGTGGAAAGGTACTGAATGGCCTAAGCAAGACAGGTCAAGTAATCTCAAAGGGAGCAGCCAAGACCCATAACTTCGCAATGGAGGGTTTGGCATCACTCAATGGCCCACAGGGAGAGGCCATGGGCACCTTTAATGAGCAGCTTGAGAACAATAAGGAAGCCATACAAGACCAGATAAAGAAAGACCTTAAACAGTATTACAATAACATAAACCTTGACAGCGAGGAAGCCAAGGCATCCATTAATGGCATATACAATGAGTTGAAGTCCAAAGACTTACAAAGGTTGAGGAGTTCTTCAAGGGAAGGAGGCATGAGGTCACTTCCAATGAGTGGTGCTACCCTTATGCGTCAAGCCAAGCAAACATACATAAATAATCTATTAGGAAATGAGGAAAAGAGACTTCAAAAGCAATATGCCAAGGATATGCAAGAAGCCTACAAGAATGCCGCCAAGACATACATGACCAACTGGGCCATGGACTTTGGCAAGGAGGCATTAATGACCCATGGAGTAAAGAAATTCCTTGTGGCCAAGGGAGCCACCCAGGGAGACATGGATAATGTCACACTTAACAACATCATTGCAGACACAAAGACTGGTGGTGTAAGAAGGGCAGTTGACAACCTTGGCACAAGCATAAAAAGGGTAGGTGCCAAGAACATGGCCAAGGGTGTAGTCAAGCAAATATCAGGAGGTTTCGCTGATGAATACCTTGATGGCATAAATGCTAACTTCTCAGAGGCAGCAGGTAGCAATGCCTTTAAGCAATACATGAATAACCAGTATGACTCCAAGGCATATAATGACACCATGGAAGGGGTATTCGGAAACCTCATATCAGGTATCAATGGTGCCATTGACGGCATTGACAACAGGGAAAACCTTTATGAGGGATTCATAGGAGCCATCTCCCCCATGGTGTCAGTAATGCCTAATGTAGGCTCAGTGTTTACTCCCCATGAGACATGGAATGCCATAATCAATGGCAAGGACATTAACGGCAAGAAGATAAATGTGGTAGACAGGATGTCCTATTTAATTAACAATCCCTTGCTATTTGAATATGCTCAGCTGCATAGACAAGACAGAGCCATTGACAATAACATAAAAGCCATCAATGACGTAATAAGCAAATACAAGGAAAATGGGGGAATTGATGATGCCGCAAAAGCCATGTCAGCCACAAGGGATTATTCCACAGCCTATGACAATGGTAACCAAGACCATTCCCCTTCACCAGTAATGGCAGCAGAGGACAATAAACTTCTCAATGCCTTTAACCTCATGTCAGTGGCAAAGACATTGGAGGGTATTGAAGGAGGCACTAAATCAGCTATTTATGAGCAGACAATGAACAGGTTGAAAGGACTGGCTGATGGTAGCTTGAGTGAGGAAGAGAAGAGTGAGGAAGTAACAAGGTTCCTCTCAGACCCAGACAATAAGTCAATACTTGACAATAACACCCCAGAGCAAGCACAGGCTATCGCTGAAATCAGGTTAAAGAAGAACGCACAATTCTTCATGGACTTATACAGGAAGAAAGATGAGATAGAAACCAAGCTGAACAACAGTCCAAGCATGAAAGGCAAGGACAAGAGGTTATTAGGAGCCTTGGAATACCAGTTGCTTGCCAAGGATGACTGGAAGCAGAGGCTCAATGCCCTTGAAGAGAACACAGGAGTGTCAAGGACAAGCACTGACATAGACTATACCCCTGACCTTGAGATGATATATGGCAGTCATACGTCAAGGCAGACAGCATTGAACTCAAGAACAAGGGAGATGCAAAAAATAACCAATGCCCAATTGGACATTCAAAGGGAAAATGACAAGTCAAGAAAGACCATTGAGTCACTTCAAGAGCGGCTGATAGACAGTAAGACAGAGGATGAGAAAGAAGACATACAAGACAAGATAGACCAGGAAAATAACCTCATAAAGTCAAGGAATCTCAGGAGCAACCAACTTAAAGTCCAGCAAGATACCTTGAAGGAAGAGATAGCCACCTTGAAAGACCTTATAAAGGACACCAAGGGAAAGCCAGTGCTTACCTCTTCCACGGATTTCTCAGTGGACAGGATACTAAATTCAGATGCAAGGACAAGGGCTGAGATACTTAATGACGCAAACAGGGGAAGATATACCCAAAAGCAGTTAAAGGTAATAGACAGGGCAAAGGCTAAGCTAACACAACAAGACCCTGAGGCCCTTCAGAAGATACAGGATGCAGGAGAGCTGGCACATAGGGTAGAGGATTCAAATAGGGTATATGACCTCCTCTACAATAACCCAGATGAGGCAACAGCATACTTTGATGCCCAAGGAGAATTGAGGAACAGGAAAGCCTTGATGGAGTCACTTCAAAGGGAGATAGATGATAACTACAAGAAGATAGACAACGTGCTTAATGATGATAACTCCACTGACACTGACATAAGGAACACCCTATCACCAACGAGCAGCCACCTCCTGAATGCCTACATGGAAGACAATCCAAACAATGCAGCCAAGGTAAAGCCTTATTATGACTTGGCAAAGTTTGATGAGGATGCCGCAAGCATAATAATGAGAGGAAAGGAATCTGATAATGTAAAGGAAAACAAGTTCAGAGTGCTCATGTTGCTTCAATCCATGTCAAATAGCAAGGAAGAGCTTACCCAAAAGATAGAGGATGCCATTGATTCAGGGAATACTGCCCCTGAGGTAAGGGACTTCTTGAATGGACTCCTTGACAAGATGGAGGCATTGGGCTATCAAAGGAATGCCACAGTGGTTGAGGCAAGGGAGAAAAGAAGGGCAAGGGAAGCTGAGCAGAAAGCCCAAAGGGACAAGGAACAGGCAGAGAGGGAAGCCAAGGAAAAGGCAAGGCAAGAAGAGGAAAGAAAGGCCAAGGAAGCCAATGTTGAAATACATGATGAAGAGGAAGTACCCCTGACACCTGACGAGACCCCTGATGAACCTTTGGTTCCAGACAGTGAGAGCAAGAAAACCACAGAGAAACCATTAGTGCCTGATGAGAGCACTTCCACTGCAACAGAGAGTCCAGACATTCAATCAGATGGCAAGAATGCCACAGAGATGCAAACAGAAGCAGTAGACTTAGGTGAGCAATCATTCATAAACAGTGTCATGAGTGATGAAATGGAAGATGGTGACATTGACGCAGGAGAGATATGGCATGGAACATCAGAAGGCCCAAGGAAAGAAGTACTCACTATAAACAAGAAAGGCAATAATCTCACATTAACAATTAATGGTAACAAGGCTACATTTGACATATCCCCAAATGAATATGAAGATACTACTCCTGAAAAAGGCCAAAACAAGGTGTTTAAGGTAACTTCCATGACCAAAAAGGATGATGGGTGGTATTTTAATGGTAACTTTGCAGGTGAGAATAAGCAGTCACAAGTAAAGGCAAGTGATGCCTTTAACTTGGAAAAGGCCCTTGACAGGCAAAGGGAATCCAATGAAAGACTATATGTCAAGCAAGGAGATAAGACATCCTCAGAAAGGACAGTTACTGACAATGACGGCAACACCACCATAAGGTCAGAGACCTTGCAGAAACAGGCAGAAAGTCTCTCAAATGAAGAGAAGAAGAAACAAGTGGCAAACATTACTGATAATACACCAGATACTCCTACCCTCAATGCCTTGGGTGAAAGCATCAATGAGAATAACTCACAGGTGATGGCAGGCAATGGAATGTCTGAATGGATGATGGGCAGGAATGGAAATGGCCTCCTTGATGAACAAGGCATACTTGAGCATAAAAAAGGCAAAAAGGAGGGAGACCACATGAACCAGTTTTATGCCTGGACAGAGGAACAGGGCTGGCATATACAAAACATCATAGACAGGGAGTTGGGAAATATAATCCTTGCCAATCCCCATGCCAAGTTCAAGTTCATGTCAGTGACAAACAATGACGTTGAGGATAATACCAATGACTCAAGGGTGTCTGAGGACTTGTTCCTTGTGCTTGACTATGATGAGAATATAAACAAGGGCATCACCTCCATGCACATGGAAGAGAATGGAGGAGTGATTACAGCGGATGGTAAGAGATACCTTGTGGTAGGCACTGTATATCAAAAGAGTGGCAATAATGAGGCTACCTCAAGAAACCTCCTTTTCAATGGAAGTAAGTCAAACTCAGGAGTAAAGGCAGAGAAGAAGAGGGTATTTGGTGAGGATAGTGAGGAAGCCAAGGATGGTTATGGCATATTGTATAATGAAAGGGCAAAGTACAGGAAAGAACATCCTGATGAGAGATTCTTCATATCTGACAATTACAGCACAGAGATAGTGCCAGGCTCATTGATACCAGGTTATATGGTAAAGAGGCAGGAAGAAGACACTGAGGAAAGGCACAGGAATCTTGAGGAGCTACTCAATGACAAGGAAAGGAATCCCTATGGTTATACATTAAAGTCTGTACCATTAGGCATACAAATGCTGACAGACTTCTATACAACTCATGTAAATGTGAATGCCGTGATGTTTCCAAGGAATCCCATTGACAACATGGGAGCAGCCTTTGTCCTATTCCCAGCTTGTAATGGCAAGTACTTCTGTGCCCATATTGACCCATTGTTTTACAGGGAGATGAATGACGGAAGCCTTAAAGACAGGGCAGAAAGAGCCATCAACAAGCTATGCTCAGTGGATTATGACACAAGGCTGGAAGGTATAAAGGAACTTGGAGGCATGTTTTATTTTAACCCAGACAAGAACCAGAATGGCAACTTCATACTCACCAATAAGGATGGACTTGTCACTTTCGTAAGTAGGGGAAAGAAGGGAATGCCAATCAAGGTGACAAAAGAACTTGACTCCCAAGTGGTATTTAATGCTTTCAATGAGATGAACCCAAGGGTTAACATAACCATGTTCAACACCAGGACAGAGAAAAGTCTCAAGGAGCTAAGTGAGGCAGGGGCATTGAATATCAACCTTGCGCAATTAGCACTGGCAGGAGCCTCTTACAGTGTCTATGGTGTTAACCTTGATGGTACATTGGACAAACCTTCTGATGCCAATACACAAAACAAGACAAGCAAGCCCTATGTCAACAACCAGAGGGTCATCATCTATGATACCACAGGTGAAGGAGACACTGAGCAATTTGTATATAATACAGACACTGGAATATACACATATAATGGGGAACCCCTCACTGAAGCCAGGGATGGCAGGCTAATAGAGCAGCTTGACTATAACAGGAAGAAGATAGATGGCAGCATTAAGTTCATAGTCAGGAAGCATAGTGATGAATACTACTTAGTAAGTGAGGGGGACAACCCATTGGTAGTGAGAATTAATGACAATACCCATCATGTAAGTAAACTGTCTCCAGAGGAATCACAAGACATAATAGATAAATTCTATAAGGAAAACCTTGACAAGAATAGGGAACAAACAGCAGATGACATACTTGAAACTTACAAGGAAGGAGAATCCCCAATAGCCCCAGAGGAGGCAATAACGGAACTCATGGAAGAGTATGAAAGGGAAGAACTTGAATCAGCCTCCTCAGAAGGCAACACACAAGAGAACTCCCAAACGGCAATTGAGGAATACTATTATCATGCAAGCAGGCTTTTTGATGAGGGCGCATACAGTATCAGTTTCAAGGACTTATGCAGAACCAATAAGGAGTTCTTTTCTACCTTAAAAGAAATAGGCAAGGAAAAGTGGGAAGATTTCCCACATAAAGTAGCACAGATGGAACAGTATATAAGAGACAAGAACATGGATGTTGACCATATACCAAATAGTGAGGAAGGCTTGGAGGCATTCTTGGATACCATAAGGAATTGCAGATAGACTATATAGATAGGATAGATATAATAGACCTGATAGACTTGATAGGCGCAATAGACTTTATAGATAAAAAATAAAGGAGGGCAGTGAAGCCCTCCTTTATTTTATTCTTTCCATATGATGTCTTTTGCTTATTGTCTTGTACTGTATTTTTTTTTACTTTATCATTAATAGCCAGAAGGCCCTATCTTGAAGGCGGCAAAGATGTCATCACGTGTTCCCAAGTCCCTTAGCTCATAATAATCCTTGAAGAAAGGTAATGCCTTTTTCTTGACATTGTAAAGATACTTGTTCTCTCCCTTGTTTTTTCCCCTATCCACTTTCTTTGTCACGTCACCATTGGTAAGTCCATAGATAATGTAAAGCAAGTTGTTGAGCATACTTACACCAGCCATTGGTGATTGGAGGATGGTGAACATATTTTGCAGCATGGCAGGGTGTGGAGTGGAAGCCTCAGTGTCAAGGATAAGCCTTTTCACTTGATATATCCAGAACTTCTTGGCGGCATTGCCCCTATTGTCCTTTGGTTCCCCAAGTGCAAACCCAAGACCAAGTAACGCAAAATAGAGTATAAGTTCATTGTGTGCCCTGCATAAGTTATATTTCTGTACCTTGTCAAGGTTAGCCCACATCATCCTTCCTGTAACAGCAAAGGAAGCACACTCACCCATAAGTCTGAATATCATCCTAATAGGTGAGTTTTCCTCCCTACCTTCCTTATACTCCTCAATGAAGGCCCTCCATAGACTCCTGTAATATCCTTCCCTGGTTTGGTTTATTGTGCCATCCCAATGCCTTCCCCTGAACCTCCTGGAATAATGCTCAATCATCCACTGGCGGAAGTTCATGGTAAGCCTTCCAAGCCAAAATTGGGTTATAAGTCCCTTGTCATCATCATTCATTGCTCCATGGCAAGTTTGGTTTACATACCTTATATTTCCTGCCACCTCCTCCAAGTCTTTCCTTGTAATAGGACTTCCATCAAGTTTAGTAGTACCTGCCTTCAGAGCCAAGACACCTGCTCCATTACCTTTGTCAATTACCTCAAAGGCATCATATAGAGTGGTTTCCTTCCCATTGACAAGTACCTTCTTGTGTAACAGACATCCATACATGCCTATCATGTGTATAACATACTCACCAGTGCCATATCCAATGAAAGACATATCATGTGACATGAATCTCCTGAGCATGCTCTTATGGTATCTCTTGTGCATCTTACCCTTGAAGTTCTCCTGTTCAGGGTCAAACATTTCCCTAAGTAGCACGGCCTTGGAGTTCTTGGTATCGTTGATTAAGTCCCATAATTCCCCTGATGTTGTCATTGTTCCAGTTAGTATGGCATGTGCCCTGAAAAACTCCTTCCTGTTGTAGAACTCCCCAGCACCAGACTCAATGAGCATTTGAAATTCACCCATTAGGTAGTTTTGAACCATGCCTTTCACATTAGTGGCAAGCTGCTTGAATGAAGTATAACTAATAAGGTTCCCTACAATCTTATCCCATCTGTTGCCACCATTGGAACCCTGCTTTTCCATTCCATATATTTCCTTGTTGATAAAGCCATCAACAATAGCTGAGCTAAGCACATTCTTCTGGGAGAATTTTCTCAAGTCCTTGAATATCCTGATTACACCATTGTCAACCACATCCACTTTCTTGTTTTCATCCACTCCAGCCTGGTCTTTGATGAAGTCACCTATGAAGTTGACCACATCCTCTATTTGACTCATGGCATTATAGTTTATCGCAGTGCCAGCCAATGCATTGATACCAGCGGAGAAATCCTTGAGCAATTCCCCTTGTTCTACCCTGTTTACAAAGAAGATAGGTATAGCCCTTAATGGGGTATCATCAAATGAGCTTTGGCTGAAATTCACCTTCATGTCATCAATGATGCCATTCCTGCTATATCCCTCGTCATCTTCCCTTATGGTGTAGAAGTTCATTGCCTTGTTCTTTATGGCCTTTATGACATCCCCAATTCCCTTTGCATGAGTAAGGGCATCCACTGTATTCCTCCTTAACTGTGGAGGCAGGTAAATGTTTTGGGCATAAGCAGGAAGGAGGGAACCTATTTCCCCCTTGATTTGCATTATGGTGTCATAATATTCCCTTTGTGCGGCAGTAAGTTGAGGAAAAGGCTTGGAGTAATTATCATTAGGTACCCTTTCCGTCCTGCCATTAGTAATGTCTACTACCCTATCCACAGTGTTGACATCCTCCCAATCAAGCATGGCCTTCCTGAGTTCAAAGCCATTCAGTCCTTGCTCCTTATATTCCTTGTACACCTTCTTCCTTTCACTGTAAAATGCTTTCCAATCTATGTCGCTTATAATATGCCCATCATCCTCATACATGAACTCAGTGTTGCTTCCAGAGGCATATAACTTCTTGGTAGCCTTGGTTATTCTTGTGTCAAAGTCATTCATCAACTCATTTCTTCCAACCTTGGCCTTGTTTATTATGCCACCCATGATGGCCATGACAGGATTGCTTGCCCTACTTAAAGTATATAAAAGACCGTCCCATACTGTTGAATCCACGGCAGCTACCCCTATGGAGTTTACCAATGATATTGCATTCTCATCATTCCCAACCACATTAAGCATTATTCCACTGACAACCTCCAAGGTAAGTTCCTTGACCTTCTTTTCATTCTTATCAAATATATCCCTTACCTCCTCAGCGGCATTTCTGAAATTATCAATGTCCACTTGGGATATGCTCTCATCAACATCAAGGTGCTTGTCTGCCAATATGTTGACAATATCATAATACTTTTTTCTTAGCAATGATATTTTATAAAGCCCCTTTGCCTTGCTGAATAACAGCTCTAATGTGTTTCCTGGCTGCTGTGTAGTCTTCAATATGGTATCAATGTCAGCGATTTGACTTTGAGCTTCTACAAGGAAATCCATTATACCATGGCAATACCTTTCAGCCTTAAGCTCCCTTGTGAGGTTATCAAGAATAGCCTCAAGCCTCATGGCCTCTGCACTATCCTTACCTTCCTTGACCTTGATTTCCCTTATTTGCCTCTCAAGGTTAAGTGCCGCATTAGCCGTAGCTTGTGAGAGCTTCTTTATATTGTCAAGTGTAGCGTGTATTTCCTGCCTGTCTATACCATATTTCTTGTTGAGCTTATGCAATGTATTCACAATCTCATTCTCAGGGCTTGATATGTTAAGTTGATTGTCAAGACTGCTTACCTTCTTTTTCAATGCATTCAAGTCAATGCCATTGAACTGCTTGCAGTAGTTCACAGCATTGACAAGAAGCACCTTCTCAGATGATGACAGATTACCTGTCTTGGCATTGAAAGCACTAAGGGCATCAGCTGCCTTCTTAATGGAGCCAAAGGCATTGACCAGCCTTTGCACTTGCCTTGAGTTTTGATTGAGGTAAAACAACGTAAGGGCATCCTTTTTCATCAGTCCACTTATCAATGTAAACTTCTTGAGGTTTATGAGAGACTGTACAAGGTCAGTGTTCATAGGGGATATTCTGTCCTTTAATTCTGATGGTACATTATCCAAATCTACACCAATAGAGGAAAACGCCTTTTTATATTCATCCCATATTTGGAGCTTGGCTTCCACATTGTTGGCATACATGATATTATTTCCACTTTTTCCATATACAAGAATATTATATACAGTATCCCTGTTTGGGTCACTGTGGGCAACCACCATAGCCACATATCCTTTCATGTCATCATTAAAAGCCTTTGCCTTTTCCAGGGCATCCTTGGCATTGTCATATTCAATGTCATTGTCATTATAGTCAGTGATACCATATTGAACCTTTAAGGCTGATATGTCATTAGTCTCCTCTTTCCATTTCTTGTATTCAATAAAGTCAAGTATGTCCTTCGCATTATGTTGTCCCTGGTCATTCCTCTTATATCCCATGGAATCCATTTTCTTTCCCATGTTGGGGTTAGCCTCATAGACACAATATATGAAATTGGCTTGATTCCTTTGTATCTTGAACTTCTTTAGCAATTCCACATACATCTTGCTTCTCTTACCATTGATTTCTGGTGCCACTATACAAGTATTCTTTCCCATTATCCTATCTGTCTTTTAAAAATTATACACATTGAAAATTAAAGAAGACAGGAGGGTTTCCCCTCCTATCTTCCCATTAGTTGTCAGCACATTTCCTTGAATTTCTCAAGTGCTTCCCTGGCATTGAGCTTTAATCCTTGTTTCTCAAATACGCCCCTCAAGAGGCCATACTGTCCAAGGGTCAAGCGTCCATATTCCTTTATATTGTTCTTGTAGTGATTGATGATGGCATTAGCCTTCTCCTTGTCATACTTACTGTCATAAGCCATGAACATGTCAATAAGGCTCATTCCTGCATTGGAATCCTCCTTGGAATTATCCTCTTGTGATTCTTCTTGAGTGAGTGAATTAGTGCTATCCTCTGCAAGATTGCCATTGGATAAAGTAGTTTGCTTATCACTATTGTCAATATACTCAACAGGGGTCATGGGCTTCACAATGTCATTACTTGACATTTCAATATATTCCCCATTGTTTCCAAGAGGTTGTATGGCCTTGTAAGTCATGACAGTATCATTGGAGTTTTCCTTGTCATACCTGAACAACATGGTGTTTTTCCCTATCTTGCTCTTGATATAGGCATTTCCATTGCACCTTGCTTTATCCTCATCTGATACCACTGAAAGAGTGTTACCCTCAAGGTGCATCTCCCCTGACATCTTGACATAAGGAACCAAGCCATTGTCATCCCAATTATTCCTTATAAACTGGTCAACAACAGTGCTTGGGGAGGCATTGCCCAACTTAAGGTTCCTGAAAGTGCCTACATAAGACACCTCATTGCCATTGTCAAGTTTCTTTGAAATCCTTTCCTTGATGTAGTTAGGCAAGAGGGAAATAAACGTCTTTGGACTGAATGTAAGCCCTCCCTTAAAGAAGTTATATGCAAACAACTTAAGAGCCAAGCTCTTATCAGCATTGTAAAGGTCAATCCATGCACTGCTTAATTTCTCCTTGCCCACTGTGTCAAGTCCTGTGATGTTGACCTGCAAGAAAGGATAAGACGACTTCTTGTTTTCTCCCAGGCTAATGCTGTCAACCAGCATATTACCCTTATACTTTCCACTCTCCTTAATCCTATTGAACTCAAGTGGGAACTTCTTGATATAATATGCAAGAGTCCTTGAGTCAATCAGTCCATTGTCAATAAGGAGGAATGAGGTATAGAAGTTGACAAGGGAGTCAAGCAATTGCCTGTTTCTCATTATCCTGTTTCTTGCCAATCCAAAGGCATTGAGAACATTCCTAAACCCAGCACTTCCAGCAGGAGTATCATTGAAGAGAGTGTTGGCAAGGTCATAAGTGCCATGGAATCCTTCCAGTATTGGGTGCTTATCAAGAATGGTTTGGAAAGTGGCAGGTTGCCATTTCCCCTCCTTATCTTTGTAGGTAAACCCAGTGCTTCCATCACTCCCATTAAAGTCACTTAGCTTTGCCTCTGTCATCAAGTTGTCAATGACCAAAGGTCCCACAGCTCCAGCTATTGAGTTAAACCTTGTGACAAGGGTAGGTTTCCTGAGTTGCTCAGCAATGCCAAGGATTCTTTGGAAAGCAATGAGAACCTTATAGTCAATGGCCTCATGGTCTCCATCCAATAACCCCTCAACAAGTTCATCTGGACTAATTTCCTCAGTAGTGATGTTACTGTCAGAAGTATAGTGGTTCTTGTTGTCCATGTCCTTAATCATGCCATCAATGACAGTGCCTATTGAGGAATACCCTCCAAGGTTTTCCTTGTCACACTTGGCAAGAGCCTTGGTAATGACACTTTGTGAGAGGAACATGGCAGCCTCCTTGAATGACATTCCAAGCCTTAACAGGGCATTAAGGATATTGGCGGTGTTCATGTTGATGTTCATGAGATTGAGTATAGGGTCTTTCACGGCATCAGCTGACGCACCTACAAGAGAACCGAGAGTACTGCCAACATTGTTGCCATCAGTATCAAACCTTGGGTCAAGCTCCATGTTACCATTCATGAATACCTTATGCCCAATGGTAAAAGCCCTTGTTCCCTTAGGCACTTCAAGGTAAATGCCATCTCCTTCAAGAGTGGAGTGAGCTATCTTATTGACGGCAAACACACCTATGAGGGAAGCAGCAGCTGCATTTTGCTTATAGAACTGAAGCTGAGTATCAAAGAAAGCCAAGTCCTTCTCAACATAGCTAAGGCTCTTCAAGTGCTTTATGCCATCCTTTCCATTGGCTATTGCCTCCAGCTCATCCCAAGAGATGCCAGGATTATTCCTATAAGCGGCTATCATGTATCCTACCTTCTTCTGCTCATCAAATCCCTCAGGCTTAAGAACCTTGTCAGCAGTGGCAGGATTGGTAAGCACAGACCAAGACAGGTCAATAATCTTGTTGTTCCTCAGGTTTCTTCCCTTTGGTATTGCCGTGGAATACACCTTCTGCCACTCATCCTTTTTAGCACGCAGCTTGTCATATTTATCACTAAGGGTCTTACCTCCTGGGATATACCTGGCAGTATAAGAATGGTCACTTCTTAAGACACGAATGAAAGTATCAATATTCTTGTGAAGTCTCTCTGAATCCTCATCAGAGACATTCTTACCCTCAACACAGTCCTTATACAGCCAATCAGCCACCTTCTTATAATCAACAACAAGGTCAAGAGCCTTTCTCATTACATACCTCTTGTCAATGTCAAAGTCAGAGCCATCTTGTGAGGTAAGCTCATAAGGAAGCATGATGGTACTACCAGCCTCCTTGGGCAAGAATCCAACAATCTTGCATGGGGCTATTGAACACTTATCCTCAGTAGGAATGCGATAAGTGATTAACTTCAGAAGGTCAGGGTCAATGGCATCAAGAGCCTCTACATTAATGGTACCATTCTCATCAGTGAAGTTCCTGTAAAGGTCTTCTGTCCAAGCAGGGGCAAACACCTCAAAATAGGCAATGCCTCCTTGGTTCTCCTTGCAGAAATCCCCATAAGACTTACCTCCATGTTTTGAGGGACTATACTCCTCCCTTGCAGGCAAGAGCTTTCCCTTCTTGTCATTGAACCTTATTTGAAGTTGCCTTGAAGTACCAAAGTTTGACACTTGGACAATAGGGCCACCAGGAATAAGCTGCTTGTTCACCCTGTTCTTGATGATAGAGTTGATGAGTTGCTCAATCCTCTTGCATTGTATGGGGTCTCCCTTGGGGATTCTGAACTCTCCAGTCACCTTGTCAATGGTACATGCTTGAATCAAGTCAATGCCATATCTTGGTGAGCTATGCAGTTCCCTCTGAAGAATCTTGGACAATGCGAGGTTTCTCTCCACCCTACTGGAAGCACTGAGATGCAACTCCTGAGAAAGACTTTCAAGGCTTGTCATTATATTGTCATGTATGACATTCTCATACTCTTCCTTTATTTCCCTTGCGGTCTTGCTCACATGGACTTTCTCCCACTTGCCTTTCTCAGTTTCCTGCCATTCATCATACTCATACTTGACAATGTTGTCAGGGTCATCATGAGACTTATTCTCATCATAATACTCCTCAAGGTCAGAAGGGATAATCATCCTTGTCTGTGAGCCATGAGCCTGTTCATGGTCTTTGAAATGGTCTGGCACATCCTGCTGCAAACAGTAATCCTCAAAGGGAAGCTCCTGTACAGAGACATCAGTGTTGTAAGCAGAGGAATCATAGCCTTGAGTACCTGCCTTATAGATGGCTTTATGCAGTTCATCCTTGGCTTTCTTCTCACCCTCTTTCAAATTGTCAGCATACTGTGCAATGTCCACAGCCCCTTGTAAGGATGACTTAATGGCAGACTCAAACTGTATGGTGTCAATGCCCTTACCATTGTAAGTGCCATTAATACTTATATTACCCTTATCATCTCTCTGTCTTCCATCAAATGCACTGTCTTCCATGACATCAAAGATAGCCTTGAGAAGATTTGGCCTTGATGTTTCCTCATTCCTCAGGAGCACGTCAGCCATCACCAAGAGATACTCTGAGTTCTTTGCCTGGAAAGGACAATACATATTGGTGATAGGAGCATTGCCTACCTCCATGGTCTTATAAAGATGAGAATACACAAAAGGCTTAAGAGGCTGGAAAGCCTGCTTAATCTCAGTGAAATCAACAGATTCCCCATTCCTTATCTTCTGATATACCTTTTCAGCATCCCTTGACCACTTGCCAAACATGATAGCCTTCTTCCTATAAGAGGTAGGAGAGACATACCCTTCGGCATCAGCTACATTAATCTCAGAATAAGCCCTTAACACATCTTCCTTCAATGCCTCCCACTGAGCCTTCATGTTAGATGGAGCCTGTGCAATCTTCCTGTCGAATACCTCTGTGATATTGTCTATGATATTGGATTTCACCTTGTCAAAGTCCTTGAGAATGACAGTCCTGTACTTTCCATCAGACACTGGCTTTCCATCATAATCAACAGCAGACACCCTTCCCCTTAAACCAGGGGCATGAAGTTGCGCCAACCTCTTCTGCAAGTCCTCCTCATCCTTATAGAAGGCAGTGTCACCCACAGTGAGCATGAGGATGTTCTTGGTGGCAAAGTAATCATTCCAAAGGAAGTTCTCCAATTGACCCCTTATATAACTATCAATCTGCTTTTCCCTTTCCTGGAATTGTTCCTTCTGCTTGTTTTCATCAAAGCTGTTATCAAGTGATACATGACTTTCAGCGATATTGGTAATATCCCTTGCCGCCTTTATGAGTCCATTCTCCTGCCAAGTGTCAAGGATACCATTGAACCTGTCTTGGAGATAATTGTAAATGGCCTTCTTTGCAAGTTCATCAAACTCCAGTTCCTCCTGAGAGGTAAGAGCTTCCTCTCCCTTTATCTTCTTTTGAAGAAGTGAGGCAAACTTGGAATCATCATGGTTTTCCACCACATTGCCATCCTCATCATATATCTCCTTAGGAGCAAGCAGGTTAGTGCCATATCCATTATGCCTGTCACTGTCTGTAAGACCATTGAGGTAAGGATTAAGGAACTTGAAGAAGCAGAAATTACGACCATTGGTATCAAAGTTCTTGATAAAGGACTTATCACCCTTGACCTTATTCCTCATCCTGACAGTCTGTATCCTGCTAAGCTCAGTAAGGAACATGTGATAAAGCCCCAACTTATCAGGAGTTCCCTCCACAATATCCTTCTTATAGGTTTTCTTATCCTTGTCAGCCACAAATCCTATGTAATCCTCGGTAGGCTTGTTTGACTGCATTGGCATGCGGAAATAAGCCTTGGTATAGTCTTTCATGTCAGAACTCATTGACCAATACTGGGAGAGCACAGACATGGCATATTCAAGGTCATTCATATTCCTCATGTAACCTTTTCCATTGTAACTAAGGTTCACCCTATGGTCAAAGTATTGCCTATATGACTTATCATTTGCCATCATGTCAAGCCAAGGAAGCCTCCAATGGTAACGTTCCCTCAACAAATTACGGTCAAACTCATGCCCCATGGAGAAGAACTCAGACTTACCATATTCATTGGCAATGAAATCATTGAACTTTTCCTCATCCTGTATGCTGAACTTCTGGAACAGCTTAGACAAGAATGAAGGAATGGTATATGCCTGATAAAGTTTGCCATTGTCATACACCGTGTTCTGTGTTACCTCCTCAAGGGAATCAGTGATAGGCTTGATGAACTTCCTCATGGCACTTACAAGACCTGTTTCAGAAGCATAGTTGAAAGGAGCTATCTCATATTCCTCATTTGGATGATTAACCATATAGTTATATGACAAGTCCAATGTCTTGACTATTGTACGCAAGGCAGTAACCATGTTGTGAAGGGAACTTTCATCCAATATGTCGGCAATTTCCTCACCTATGAAGTTGAATCCCATGGCTTGCATTGCCTTTGAGAGAATGTCAGAGGCATCCTTGACTTGTTCCTCAGAAATGGCCTTCCTTTTCCTTTGGTAATTGACCCTAATGTCAAGGGACTTATCAAGGTCTTCCAACTCATGAAGAGCCTTGTGAAGATTAAAGACATACTTGTCAGTGATGGAATCCTTGTTTCCAAGAAGAGAGAAGTTTATCCTCCTTGAATTGAACAAAGGAGTTTCATCAGCATTGAACCTTGCCTTTGCGGTATCCATGACCTGTTTTAGCACAGGGTTCCTGTTTGCAGGAATGCTTGCCACCTTTCCATCATTGTTTATTGCCACGGTATAATCTGTGCGGTGCTTACAGAAAGTGCTGAAGAACTGGCTTTGCAAGTCAGAGTATCTCCCACTGTTGTCATTGAGCTTGACAAGCAGTTGATTCACCCAATTGTTCTTCTTGAGATTGGCCTTTTGGCTAATCTTCATGAGCATGTCCTCATAAGTGACAGCGCCTTGAGTCCATGAGAGAATGCTCAATGATGCATCCTTGACATTGACCCTTTCCTTCAATCCCCACATATTATTAATCTTGGGATTACCATCTTCATCAAGCTGATAGCAGTCATGTAATGCCCTCTTGACAAGGGTAGACATACTGTCCACAGTATCTAGGGTTCTTGAGTCCACGAGATAATGTTCCCTTCCCTCACCATACATTTCCACAAGCTCATCCTCATCATTGTCCTTGTTGAATGTCTCATCATGTGGCAATTGGTTATCCTCATAAGTCCTTTCCACAGGGCCACCTATCTGTTCCTTGAAGCCAAATCCCTCATTGAAGTTGAAGAATGGTGCTCCCATCCACATGACGGCATCCCAGTTGTCATAAAGGAAGTTTGCCTTGTCGCCAGCATCATCAAGGGCCTCATCAGAGTCATACCAATCATTGGTATAATCAAACCACTCATGAACCTTATTGAAGATATTGCTTAGCCCTATGGCCTCTATTACCTCCTGCCTTGTGGCAGTCTTGAAGTCAAACCCCTCCTTTGCCTTGAATCCAGGGGCAATCTCCTGTGCATAGCTCTCACCCTCAGTCTGAAGCCTTGTGATGATGTCAGAAGCATAATCCATGGCCATCTCGACTGCATGCTTAATCTCAGATGAAGTAAGAGGTGTCTCAAATAATTTACTTCCATCAGCATCCATTGGGTTGTTGAGCCTGTCTATTTGCTTTGCCAGCTTATCATACTGGTTCTGCTCATACTCCTCCTTAATCAGCTTGTCTCTCAGTTTCAGGTTATCCCACTCCTCTTGTGAGTGAACCCTTCTCAAGAGGACATTAATCTTGTTGATGCACTCCTCATTGACAAGCCTTTCCTTAAATTTGGTTTTGTCATACTCAATGTGATAATACTTTTTATTAGGGTTATATATCCTACTATCCAACTCCTTCAGGAGAGGTATCTTCCATTCAGCATCAACCTCTATTCCCTTTTGCTCACCATTCTTCACTTGCCTGTCATAGTGCTCATACCCAGGAAGGGATACCTTGATAGGTTGAGCTGTCTTGATAGGCTCAGTGAGTGGAGTAGGCTCCATGGGCTTATTAGGCTCATTGGGCTGTTGGGATTGTGAAGATAAACTCATGTTTTCCCTATTTGGTTTTAATTGGTCTAACTGATACTGTTGTGCAGCATCATAGCTATCCTTGTCAAAGTGCTTAGGCTCTGCTACCTCATGGTCTACCATAAAGACTACTTGTGGATTGCCATGATTCTTAGCAATATCATCATGGTCATACTCCATGTTATAGTCCATGGTTGAGGCAGTATGAAAGCCTAATGTCTTGGCATATATCTTTTGTAATGGTTGATTAGGACTTGCATAAGCATCAAGATGAGTAGCCCCTTCCTGCCTAACAAAGTCCTTTATTGCATAAAGAAATCCCTTGTTTGTAGTAGGGCTAAGAGAGAACACACTTACAAGATTACCATCAGGCTCTATTGCGAATCCACATAGACCATCATCAGTAACAAAGCATTTACAACCAGAGTAATCATCGTGTAAATCAACAAGTTCTCCATTTCTCAGATAAGCTCTTGTAACCTCAAAAATGTCATGGAATAAATTTCCATTGACCTCTTTAAGGGTAAAAGAGCCTATTCTACCATCTTTGTTTTGATGAGTTACATTAATCCTGACAGGAATCCCTGCACCATTTCCTTGGGAGTCCAAGAGTCTTTTAAGAAGTCCTCCGATTCTGCCTCTATGCTCATCATCAAGTTCTTGTACTCCTGTGTTGTACTTGGATAAACCTCCCTCAAGCATTTTTCTGCTTGCTTCTTGAACTCTTCTAAACTCATCTGTTGTCTTGTATTCTTCTGTTCCATTGTTTAATAATTGTTTATTGTTTTCTATATTTGATTCTACTTCATTCCAATGCTCAGTCCAGTTCTTGTTAAAAATGACATTAGAAGGTATAGGCCCTGCATTCTTAAACATCTTTATCATCTCAGCACCTGTATAACCATTGAGGCTCTTTTTATCAAGTCCATTAGTATAGGCTACCTTGAACTTTTTAGAAGGGTTCTGTTTTGCAATATTATACATCCTTCTAATATTTTCTGTGATAGTTTTTTCTGATATACTTCTTAGACTGTAGTCCCTATTTTGTGAAGGCTTATTCTTGGGGATAGCTATAAATACTGATTCCCCATTCTTCAATGTAACCTTCTTTATTCTTCCTTGTTTTTGTAGAGATTCCCACTTATGGTTAGTATTAGCAACAAGACCTGGAGTAAGGTAATCCCCTTGTTCTGCTAATTTATCTATAATATCTTCATACATTTTAGAGCCTATGCCCTTACCCTGATTCTTTTCATCAGGAATACTTATATTTATACTGTATATAGCATGACCATCAGAAGTCTTATTACCTGTATACAATACTTCTGCAAAGCCATAAGAGTTACTATAAGTAAAAGAAAGTTTGTCTCTACCTGTAATTTCTCTGAACTCTGCTTCTGTTACAGTTTTCTCAGTATCTGGCTTTTCTACTTTATCTCTAAACCCATCTTTATCAGTAATCCACTGCTCTTCTGCATAAGTTACTTTACCATCTTTAATTTTTTTAATTATTAAAGATACAGGATGTTCAACAGTTCCCTTTTCTACATCAAAGTATATATCTTTGACATTTTCCTTGAGGGGCTGAGTACTGTAATCCTCCCTATCGGGTGTAAACTCTACCTGTAAATCTTTTGTAGGAAGAGCATAGGCATTACCTGTTAATCCTTCTCCAACTCCGTAAACAGCACTAAACTGTTGCATAGCTACCTTAGCGGCACCAGCATCATGTCTTCCTTCAGGATTACTACCAAACACAAATATAGTATCTTTACTTGGGGTAATAAATCCATCATAAGAAGCAGGAACAGTATTAGGTACAGAAAAATCTTTATTACTATTTATCTCTTTAAGTTTTACACTATTCACAAAATCCCTTACAGGCATGTGATTAAAGTCCTTTAATGTGAGCTTGTCAAGGTCTTCCTTAGACCATGAGCCAAAGGTGGCCTTGAGGTCTTTCCACACATCAAGAATCCACTGCTTGAGTTTCCCTATTATGTTGGCCTGGCCTTTATTCTTGGCCATGTTGTCAAGCAATAGTTCACCTCCCTTGCCAGTGAACCTTGCATGAACCTCTGAGGCAATAAGGCTTTCAATCTTCTCCTTAGAGAGATTCATTGATTGCCACTGCTTGCCATAACGCTCATCATTGGCAATGGTTTCCCACATGGAAGTCTGCTTCATCAGCTCTACACCCCTTTGCCATAGCTTAGGGTTATGCTTCTGGATAACTCTATCCCATAGATGAGTATACTCATGTATGGGATGCTCAGGAGAAATCTTGGTCTCATCAAGATAGATGTTACCATCCTTATCCACAAAGCCATAGACCTCTCCCTGATAAGTGGTAAAGGCTTCTATTTCTTTTCCACCTTCAAGGGTATTGACAGTTCTGCCATCTCCATCAACGAAAGAAATTCTACCAGTCGCGGAATCCCTCTTTATTTCACTCCATCCTTGATGTTGGCTGCTACCTGCATTATTTGAAGTTTGGTTGGGTTTTCCTTGTAGTGCTGATATATCCAATCCAGCATTGTCCCCATTTGTCTTTCTGTTTTCAACATGGTAGCTACCGCTATTATATTTTCTTTTGGTAATCTCATTGCGTGTAGTCCATCTATTAGGAGATTCTGGAAATCCTTTTCTTTCTCTGTCATTGTAATTATTCTTTAAATTGTTGTCAATTTGGTGATATTCGATAATGTCAAACTCTCCAGCACCCTTATAGTTTACGGTGTACTCATAGTTGGCTGTCTGAATAACGTTTCCATAGGAAGTTTTATTGCCATACTTAGTCATTAAGGCACTACTTAATGTAGCCAATTCTCCCTTAGGTAAATCATGTTTATCAACGTATTGTTGCAATTTCTTGACATCATGTGTCCTCAGGAACTCCTCCATGGCATTTCTTCCAAAGACTTTAATGCCTGGAATACTCTTGAGATGGTCAACAAGCTGTTGGGTAACAGTAGGCTCAGTATGCTCATTAGGCATATTAGGCTGAGTAGTGTCAGTAGACTGGTTTTTATTTGGATGAAGAGGTGAGCCAGGCACCTTTACATCATCACTGATAATGGTGGCAGTGTCAGTGGCCCTTGATATGGCGACATACTCAAGCTGCTGCACCAAGTTGACAGTACCATCATTGGACTTTATCATGGCAGTGTTGGAAGGTTGCTCATCAAGACTGAAAGGCACAGAGTTTATCTCAGTGGCACCATTCATGTCATGGACATCATCAACCTTGACATCACCAACAGGAATCATGTCATCTGGATTCACAGTGTCATATTCATCCATTGGTATGTCAAGGTCAACAATACCCTCACTCTCATCCCTTCTTGCCTTTTGGATGTCAACGTCATCAATGAGCACATTCTTGAAGGTAGAACCCTGTGACTTATGAGCTGTCATGGCATAGCCAAAGTCCCAAACCTTTGAGACTATTGTCCTATTACCCTCCATGATATTATCATTGACAAAAAGGAACTTGTTGATACTGTTAATATCAGAGAGGATGTCCCTTTTCTCTCTGGGGCTGCGTGCTCTCCTATACCTTTCCCACAAGCCCACCACCAGCTTTCCAAGCATCAATGCCACTCTCCTGTTATTGGTATTACCTTTCACGTCAATGAAGTTGAAGGTATCAACCTTTCCATTTGGGTCTTCAATTGATATTCTATTGCCGGTGGTCTCATAAGTTTTGCCATTCAGGGCAAATGCCATTTTGACTTCAGGGGATACACTGACAACCTTGTAGCTCTCAGAATTGATAAACTTGTATTGTCCATGGTCATACCCATAGTTGACATATCCCATGATAGGCTCACCCACCCTTGGAACATTGCCAGTGTATCCCAATGTCTTTCTCATTGCCTCATTATAAGCGGCAACCTTGGCATTGGTATAGGCAATAATCTTGAAGCTGTCAGGGTCTTTCGTGAGTTCAGGGGCAAAGTGTCTAACGATGTCACCAATCTCCTTCTTCTGTTGAGGCTTGACATAAGCCACACCTTTTCCTTCACTGTTGAAAGATGATACCCCTGAGAGTCCTTGACCATTCCTTACATCAGTGGCCTCCTTGAGAATTGCATTGTCATCAGTACGTTCTACCTTTGTGAGTTCAGTGACAGTCCTGCCCTCATTGTCCCTAAACACCTTTGAGATTCTTGTCTCATTGACAGGAGCAAGCTGGGCACTGTCACCAACATAGATAATCTTGGCACCCATGTCCCTTGCTATGTCATTGAGGATTTGATAGTTTTGCTCATTAATCATGGAAGCCTCATCAATGACCACCACAGAGCCAAAGTGAATCTTGTTTTCATCCCTGACATTGTTGATGAGGTTCTTGGCATCATACTTCTTTGAGCTATCCACCTCCACGTTGATGCCAAAAGCCTTGTTGAGGGTCATGGCATTGCCTACTTTCTTCTTGAGGACAGCTACGGCCTTATTGGTGGTGGCAGTGAAAATCATGTCCACTCCCTCCCTTCTTTCCTTTGCTTGCAGCATCTGCATGATGGAAGTCTTGCCAGTGCCAGCATAGCCACTGAGAGTCATTGAAGTCTCACCAGAGCGAATGAACTTATCCATCATGTTAAGGGCCTTGGCTTGCTGCTCATTAGGCATGAATGGAACCTTGACTTGCACCCCATCATCAAAGGTGAAGTACTTGTTATCCATTCTCTCACTTGTTATTGCCTTGTCGTTGGTATTGGCTGCATACATATAATCAGACACCTCCCTATTGAGTAAGGCAGTGATGTCCTTGGCCTCCCCCTCAGGAATGGAGGAAATAAACTCATTTGCCTGTGCTGACAACTTATGGCTTGTGTCACCTTGAGCCTTCCTCAACTCCTTGAGAATGCCATTATACTCCATGTAAGTATCCCTGTCGAAGGCTTCAAGGGCATTCTCAAGGGCATTCATTGACCTTGTGTAATAATCGCTTGAAGGATGAATGCCAAGAAGCCTCTTGAAGGCCACTATAATCTTCTGCCAAATAGACTGCTCCTTCCCAATCTCCTTGAGCTTTGCCCTGAATACAGGGTTGGAAAGCTCAGCCACAAATTCCTTGGCACTTATGGTACCCCTCTCACCTTCAATGGCCTTGTCATGCCTGACCCTGCCATATATCATGGTAATCTCATCCTTGAAATCAGCCAAGGCTTGTGACTTATGCTGATTATTGATTACATTGGACAGGGCATAGTCAGAGACAGCATGGATAACCTCATGGAGGATGACATTTGCCTTCCTCCCATTGTTGTCAACACTTGTGAAGAAGTCCCTGTTGAGGTATATGCCATCATTGGGAACATACTTTCCAAGGTTATCATTGTCCATATTGGCAAACCTCACATTTATATTAAGAGTCTCCGCAATCTTGAACACCTTGTCAGCCAATGCCATTGATGTCCTGTCAGTGTTGAACATATTGAAGAGACTTCTCATCTTTTCCATTGAGAAAGCCTTATTGCCATCAATGCCAAGGTTAAGGGTCTTGTCACTGAAAGAACCCTTGCTTGCCATGTCCTTCAAGGTAGCTTTGAGGTCTTTCACAGGCTTCCTGACAACAAGCACATATTGCCCTTTAGAGTTAAGGGAAAGGCTTACTGCCTTTTGAGGGAATATCTTGAGGGCCTTGTACTTTGCCTTGTAAGCAGAAGTCCTCTTATTAAAGACCATGGGATGAGAGAAGAACTTATCCCATACCTTTATGACACTGTTTATATGCTCCTCATAAGGAGAGAAACCAAGTCTGGCATCAAGATAAGCCCTTGTGGGGAACTCCTCCTCAGAGCCTTTCTCTACCCAGTATTGGTGAATGAGAAGTTCCATGGTATTCTCACTGACCTCATAGTCAGCTGTCAACTTCTTGAACTCCTTACTTTTCTTGTTTACGCAATTCATGTTTTTACGATTATGGTTTACTTGATATAAGGCAAAGATACTAAATGTAACACATTGAATGGGAAGCCTTAAATAAAAGAGTAAGGTGATTATAAGTCATGCCTAACCACAAATAAAGGGTATACTTATGGTCAAGCATACCCTTTATACTGTTAATGCCACACCAAATACTCAGGAGGGCAGTCATGTTCTTCAAGGAACTTATTTATCTGTTCCTTTACCATTCTCATTACCACCTTGCAGTTAGGATGTGCTACACCATACTTGTCATACAGCCTAAGGTCAAGAATATCTTTCCATTCCTTTATAGTATAGGTATATACAACCTTAGTAGCTGTATCCAATGGTAGAACACCTCTTGCATCTTCAGGCTTAAATCCAAGGTTAAGCATATCTTTATAAGAGGTATAAGCACTCTCCATATACTTTAAGTAATCATTTCTTTTCTCTTCATCAGCATCATTCCACCACCAGGGTTTGCATATATCCAAACCGTCCTTTGATGAACAGTATCTTGTAGACCTCTCAGCAATGTTGTTAGGAGACTTACGATTTAACTCCCTTGAAGTGGCTATCTGAGTGGTAATGCAGAAAGTCATGCGAAGACTCTTGAAGTACTCAGGATTCTTTTCACACAGCTTTAAGAACTCAGGAGCATCCATAGTGACCACAGAGCCTTCTCGTAAATCATCTATGGCGTCTCCTACATTCCCAAACATATACTCTTGCATATTACAAGAGACACAGCCCCAATCCTTGAACACATTGGAGGATATTGTGGAAGTTATGGACTCCTGTTCTATCTTGGACAACCTTGATAAGTCCAAATATACAGAACCATGTCTAAGCATACTAAGATGACCTTTATTTATAAGACCTTGTACAAGTCTGTCATCTTGCTCTTTTGTGTGGGATTTACCTTCTCCTCCATAACATACCCTCGCACACCTTGCTATATGTTGATTAGAGGTTACTTTACTTTCATCAAAGAACTCTACTTTTGGTTCTATTAATTTCATGTTACTCATTTTCTTTGATTTTATTTAATAGATGGTATAGACCTTATAGACTATTATAGATGTCATAGACTGTTATAGACTTGAATAGACCATGGCCTATTTAATCAGTTTTTTTCATATATTCCTCTGCTACATTTTTACCTTTTTCAGTGAGTGTAAAACGAGTATTGGAGTCTGTATATGTATCAATCTCATTCAGTATATCCATGATAGCGTTGCCATCTCCCTTGGATACAAACTTTCCAAGGTCAAGGTCTTCACATTCTATGTATATTCCATTATCAAAGAAATGGAATATGGCTGTTGCATTTTCTCCTGTCATTCTTCTTCTGTTTGTGTATAACCAAAATCATCAATCAAATTCTTGATAACAATATTTTCATTTACATCAGATTCCTTTATGAGTATCCTTATGAGTTCAGCTAAGTCATAAGGTAACATTGAATTATCTGTCAAGTAATCATCAGACGGTGCCAATGTGTACTTAATGCCATTCTTGTTAAAGCTGATTTTTATGTCTTCCATTGTCTTCTTGTATTAACATTTTTATCTCATCCTGGATATAAAAGATAGCCTTTTGCAAGTCTTCTATTTGCTTATCCTTTTCACTTATTCCCTCCTCAGATTTTAGTCCTGCCCTCCAGAGGTATTTAAAGGCATTGCCTATATTGAAGTCCCTGTGTCTGGCAACAGTAATACATTCAACTCCTGATGGGTCTTGATAGTAGGATGGGTGATTAACCCTATCACTGTCATTGATGATTATCATTGGCTTGTCTTTCATTGTTCTTTTCCTTTGCTTGATAATAATTGTCTTGCTTGTTTTCTTGTCATTATGCTAAAAATTCTAATTCAATTTTCAAATCATGTATCAACCCTATTGCCTTAATTAGATTGTAGTACATACTATTACCATCAGACACTACTTCATCAAGAGTGCTATCCTCTTCCATGTCCTCAGGGAAATCATGTGGTTTCCATGGAATATGCTTGTTTGCATCCTCAAACTTCTCTGCTTCCTTAATTAGTTCTTCTCTTGTCATTGCTTCTTTTCTTTTTTTTTAGATTATCATAGACTATGATAGATTATCATAGACTGATATAGACAGGATAGACCTGTGATAGGCAGGCTAAATCCTGTCCTTGGGGAATAAGTCCTCAATGTAGAGCCACTGTGTGATTCTATATTTTCTTGTATACTCTTCCCATGACATGATAGAAGTATTGAGGTCTACCTCATAGACATAATCATTGTCATCATTGAGATACCGCGTTACTATCCACTTGCCTTTCTTTGGCTCTTCCTTAATGCCATGCC